TATAAATGGCATTCAAGTTTGGCAAGATCTTTACCCAGGCTGTTATCATCGGTCTCCTCGTGGCTATCCTGGTCATGCTGGTCCAGGGCCGTGGCTCCACCTACGAGGCCGCCCCCCTGGTGACCGTAGCCGGCTCAGCCGCTGCCGCCGGTCCCTCGAGCCTGTCGGAGATTCCTTCGTCCCTGGAGTGCACCCCAGGCCCATCCGAGAAGGCGGCGTACTACACCCGTGGCCTGACCCCAGGTGGCCTGTGCGGTGACGGCGACATGATCCGCGAGCAGATTCGCGACTTTTCCATCGAGGGCGGCATCGGCGGCTCGCTGCTGGAGCGGACCTAGACCGAGACCTAGACCGAGTCCGAAGGACTCGTGATCCCGCAGGGGCGAAAACCCTTCGGGTTTCCTGAGTTACGCGACCCAAACCCTTCGGGTTTAAAATCTGTACCTAAATTAAATGTGTGACACGGAAGTGTACACCGTTCGTGTTGATTCAGTCTATGCTGCATCAAACACGAGCTTTGTGAGTTATATCAACATCCCTCTTCGTAACGTCATCAAGGCTGAGCTACTTTCGTGTAGCTTCCACGGTAACGCCACGTCGATCTCAACCAGTGCAATTTACGTCCACGTCGAAGAACTGACGTCCAAGTTTCTGGACCGTGGAAACCTCAGCTACGATTCCCAGGTGGCGGGTCAAATTTCGACAGAGGGCGTGGGACCCTATTTACCAATTTCAAACACGAATATGTTAGCAACCTCCCTGGTCTGTATCCCCTTGGCAGATGGCGTTCCTGACCATCGCACGATTTTCACGTCTGGCGGCTACTTCCCCGTCGAAGTCACCTATATAGAACCCATCAGACAGATTGAAAAGTTGACCATAAATCTACACGCCTCATCTGGTGGTCAGCCTACTATTAATCTGGGACCAACGTTCATGACTTTCCGGTTTACATGCTCAAAGCCCAACCGGTGCATGTATCCGGACCGTGACGGCGTCCCACTTCTGTAAATAATCACTACGCAACTAGTAGATGGAGTACATTGTGTATGTGGACTCTGATAATCGGAACCAGACCCTCTGGCCCGATTCAAACAACTATACTCTTCACTTGACCACCCCAATCTTGAACATATCAGAGGTTGAGTTGGTCTCGGCTCAGCTACCCGCCTTGGCCGCGTCCCAGTTCGTTGCCCTGGACATTGCAGAACTCCGCGCCCCGAGCCATCTCACGGCCGCGGCTCTCGAGGCCGCCGTCCCCACCTCGAATGCATTCAACGGCTCTTTTGCCACGATCCCTATCAAAATTACAGGAGACGCTGAATTTTACAACGCAAATTACCGGATCAGTACCGTGTATCCCGCTCGCATAGACAAACTGGACCGTCTGACCGTCACGTGGCGCCAACCGAACAACGGAAACTTGCTCATTGCCGGACGGAACATGTTTCTCCTAAAATTCAAAACCATTCAAGTCCCCATGGAACCAGAACGACCTCTGAGTCTGCCACCCCCAGTCCCGTGGAACAACGGTGACCAAACCAAAATGTACATAGTCGGGGGCGTGGCTCTCGCCGGTCTTTTGATAATAATATCAGTAAAAAACAGATAGACGATGTGTGACAGCATCGCGAATGGGGGCCCCAGGGCCGTTGCGTGCCCTCCTTGCCCCCCCGCAAACGTCATCATCGCCTCAAACGTCCTAGACACAACGGGAAACGTCATCGCCGGTAACATTATCGCAGTTGACGGAACCTTTACAGGAAACTTGTACGTGGCTGGTAATATTGTTTCAAATATCAGCTATTCTATCCTTAACGTTGCAGGACCCATTAATGGCGCGAGTATTTGGGGAACGGCGTATTATGGAAACGCCTACGGTCTTTCGAACATCAACGCCTCAAACCTCACGGGAACAATTTCAAACACGAACCTACCGGTCGTTGGCGCAGTGGGAACCTTTGGAGACTTTTCGAACGTTTCACAGGTGACCGTCGACCAATACGGGCGCGTCACCGCAGCGGCCAACGTGGCGATTCTGTCATCACAGTGGACCACGGTCGACGGGAACGTCGCTTACCAGAACGGCGTGTCCATCGGAACCCTGAGCGCCCCACCCGTCGGTTCCAACCTGTACGTTTTCGGCTCGGCCAATATCACGGACACCCTGAACGTTTCAACTTTGTACGTAAATTCAGCAACCGTCTTCGGTTCAGCCACTCTGAACGTTTTCGGCGTCTCGAATCTCTCGACTGTCCTGGCCTCACTGTACATCGGTGACGGTTCGGGAATTTCAAACCTTAATTCAAGTAATTTGGCAGGGAACGTTGCCACTGCCAACGTCGCCGGGGTTGTGACCAACCCCTCCCAACCCAACATAACCTCAGTGGGTACTTTGACCGGTCTCACCGTCCAGGGTCTCTTGATTGTTTCCAACGGTTCCGCAATTTCAAACCTTAATTCAAGTAATTTGGTCGGGAACGTTGCGGCGGCTAACGTGGCCGGGGTTGTGAGCAACCCCTCCCAACCCAACATAACCTCAGTGGGTACTTTGACCGGTCTCACCGTCCAGGGTCTCTTGATTGTTTCCAACGGTTCCGCAATTTCAAACCTTAATTCAAGTAATTTGGTCGGGAACGTTGCGGCGGCTAACGTGGCTACGAGCGTCACTAGCCCTGCTCAACCCAACATAACCTCCGTGGGTACTTTGACCTCTTTGACCGTCTCGGGGGTCTCGCAGGCGGGCCTGTTCGTCGGAAATGGTTCCGCAATTTCAAACATTAATTCCTCAAACCTCGTAGGCAATGTGGCACGAGCTAATGTCGCCCTGGTAGTTTCTCAACCGGCTCAACCCAACATAACCAGTGTAGGCACTTTGACCTCTTTGACCGTCTCGGGAATTTTGAACTCTAATTTGTTTACAGGAAATGGTTCCGCAATTTCAAATATTAATTCCTCAAACCTCGTAGGCAATGTGGCGCGAGCTAACGTCGCCCTGGTAGTTTCCAACCCCTCTCAACCCAATGTGACGTCACTCGGTACTTTGACCTCTTTGACCGTCCAGGGATTACTCATCGCCTCCAACGGTTCTGGAATTTCAAACATAAATGGATCGAACGTCTCGACCGTCCCTACGTCGCAATCAGTTATTACTCCTTCCCAGCCCAACATCACGAGCCTCGGTACCCTCACGGGTCTTTACGCCTCTGGAAATGTGTCCGCCCCCTTTTTCATCGGTGGCGGCAATACCCTGAGCAACGTACAGGTTTCGAACCTTTCGGGAACCGTCAACTTTGCAAACGTGGCCGGTTCAGTCACCAACCCTGCTCAGACCAACATCACAAGCCTCGGTACCCTCACGGGTCTTTACGCCTCTGGAAATGTGTCCGCACCCTTTTTCATCGGTGGCGGCAACGCCTTGAGTAACTTGCAGGTTTCGAACCTTTCAGGGACCGTGAACTTTGCAAACGTGGCCGGTTCAGTCGTCAATCCGGCCCAATCCAACATCACCTCGGTCGGAACTTTAATTTCCTTGTCCGTCCTCGGGTCTCTCATTGCCGGTACAATCTCAGGTGACGGCCAGGGTCTTTTCGGTATCCATTCGAACGCCATCATTGGAACGGTCGCGACGGCCAACTCGGTCGTCCAAGCCGCCCAACCAAACATCACTTCGGTGGGTACCTTGACTGGTCTGAACATACAAGGGTTACTCGTAGCCTCAAACGGGTCGGGAATTTCAAACATTAATTCGTCAAATTTAACAGGCACCGTACCCTTGACCACCCTTCCAACGAGCGGCGTCAATGCAGGCATGTACGGCTCGGGTGCAAACGTCTCCCAAGTCACCGTCGACCAGTACGGTCGCGTCACGCTCGCCAGTAACGTGCCCATCGTCGCGTCTCAGTGGACCTCCGTCGCCGGGAATGTCGCGTACCAGAACGGCGTGTCCATAGGCACCCTGAGTGCTCCTCCTGTGGGCTCTAACCTTTACGTCCTAGGTACCGCCAGCATAGGGAACGTCATTTCAAACGGCTCGGCCCTTTCAGCCCTCCAGGCGAGTAATGTTCAGGGGAGTGTGCCCTTGGCGAACGTCGTTGCACTCGCTTCTCAGCCCAACATCACGAGTGTAGGCACCACCTCTACGACATTCACGGTCAATGGTCTTTTGATTGCGGCAAATGCCTCGGGTCTGTCCAACGTGAATGGTGCCAACGTCTCAACCGTCCCGACGGCTCAGAGCGTTACAGTAGCCGCTCAGACTAACATCACCAGTGTGGGCACTTTGACAGGTCTCGCAATCTCTGGATTGCTCGTTGTTTCCAACGGTTCTGGAATTTCAAACATTAATTCCTCAAATTTAGTCGGGAACGTTGCGGCGGCTAACGTCGCCCTAGTAGTTTCCCAGCCCTCACAACCCAACATAACCTCGGTCGGTACTTTGACCGGTCTTTCTATCCAGGGTCTCTTGATTGTTTCCAACGGTTCTGGAATTTCAAACCTTAATTCATCTAACCTGGTCGGTAACGTTGCTAGTGCCAATGTCGCCCTAGTAGTTTCCCAGCCCTCACAACCCAACATAACCTCCGTGGGCACTTTGACCGGTCTCAACGTCCAGGGTCTCTTGATTGTTTCCGACGGTTCTGGAATTTCAAACCTTAATTCATCTAACTTGGTCGGTAACGTTGCTAATGCTAACGTCGCCCTGGTAGTTTCCCAGCCTTCTCAACCCAACATAACCTCTGTGGGCACTTTGACAGGTCTTTCTGTCCAGGGTCTCTTGATTGTTTCCAACGGTTCTGGAATTTCAAACCTTAATTCAAGTAATTTAGTTGGAAACGTAGCAAACGCCAATGTCGCCTTGGTGGTTTCTCAGGCCTCACAACCCAACATAACCTCAGTGGGAACCTTGACCGGTCTTTCTATCCAGGGTTTACTCATTGCTTCTGACGGGTCGGGAATTTCAAACCTTAATTCATCTAACCTGGTCGGAAACGTTGCGGTGGCTAACGTGGCCGGGGTTGTGAGCAACCCCTCTCAACCCAATATAACGAGTTTAGGCGTCCTAAACTCCCTCGACGTCCAGGGTCTCTTGATTGTTTCCAACGGTTCTGGAATTTCAAACCTTAATTCAAGTAATTTGGTAGGAAACGTTGCTAATGCTAACGTCGCCCTAGTGGTTTCTCAGCCATCCCAACCAAACATAACCTCCGTGGGCACTTTGACGGGTCTTTCCGTACAGGGACTTTTGATTGTTTCGAACGGTTCTGGAATTTCAAACCTTAATTCATCTAACCTGGTCGGAAACGTAGCAAACGCAAATGTCGCTTTGGTTGTTTCTCAGCCCTCCCAACCCAACATCACGAGTGTGGGAACTTTGACAGGTCTTTACTCGTCTGGAAATATCACAGCTACGTTCTTCACGGGTGAAGGCAATGGTCTCACGAATATTCAGAGTTCAATTTTGGTAGGAAATGTAGCCAACGCCAACGTCGCCCTGGTCGTCTCTCAGCCCGCCCAGCCCAACATAACCTCCGTCGGCACTTTGACCTCCCTGACCGTCTCTGGAGTCTTGAACGCCAGCCTCCTCACAGGGAACGCATCGGGAATTTCAAACCTTAATTCAAGTAATTTGGTCGGAAACGTAGCAAACGCCAACGTCGCCCTTGTGGTTTCTCAACCGGCCCAGCCAAACATCACGAGTGTTGGTACTTTGACAGGTTTAACTATCAATGGATTGCTCATCGCTTCTGACGGGTCGGGAATTTCAAACCTTAATTCAAGTAATTTAGTTGGAAACGTTGCTAGTGCCAATACGGCTCTCGTGGTTACACAGCCCTCACAACCCAACATAACCTCCGTGGGTACTTTGACCGGTCTCGCAATCTCTGGATTGCTCGTTGTTTCCAACGGTTCTGGAATTTCAAACCTTAATTCAAGTAATTTGGTCGGAAACGTAGCAAACGCCAACGTCGCCCTGGTAGTTTCCCAGCCCTCACAACCCAACATCACCAGTGTGGGTACCCTGACGGCTCTCACGACTGGTAATCTCACGGTCACAAGCAACATCCTCCCTGGTACGATCGACGGAAATACATATCTGGATGGTAACATCATCGTGTCGGGCAACGTCTTTTCGGCTCTCGGCATGCCTTTGGGGTCGGGGGGCGGTTACTACTTGTCGCTCCCGGCAGACATTGCTCTACAGGTTCCTTATACCGGGGCGGTTTATGGCGTGACATACCCCCTTTCCGTCGGCCTTTCGAATGGTTTCACGATCAGCGGCACCTCGACACTCATAACCGTGACCCCCAACGGCAACTTCCAGTTTGGCGTCGCCGGCCCGTACCTGCTTCGGGCCGTGTTCAACTCGTCAGACAACATCAGAGGTCTGGCTGTCGGTTCAAACGTGGCTGACGTTCACGGGACGGATCAGGGGTACATGCACCGATACACCACCTTCATCACCCAGAACCCAACGGAACTCATAGAGATTCCTTTTGACGTGACTGACGTCTCAAAGTATTACTACCTGGACCTGTTCAGCGTCGACGGTGGAACCCTGCGCCAAACGGCCAACACGTCGGGTGGCACCTATATGACGATCACGCCCTTGACCGGCGGCGGTCTCGCGACCGGTGGACCCGGAGGAACCCCTGGAACTCAGTGGATTTCTTCGGGCTCAAATATTTACTACTCAAATTCAGTCGGAATTGGGGCTGTGAACCCGCAGTACAAATTGGACGTTTCAGGGGATTTACGCGTGACGGGCAACATCTACGGGAACGTGTTTGGTACTACTCTCTACTCGGTCGTCACGGGACTAACGAGTAATTACACGGCCCTAGCATCTGATTACTATATAGGAGTCAGTGGGGCCCGTAAGGTTACCCTTCCTCTCGGATCTTCTGTACCGGTTGGCAAGTCGTACGTCGTCAAGGACGAGGCGGGGAACGCGTCCGTCACCTCTATTCTCCTCCAGGCTTCAGGTTCTGATATTATAGACGGAAATTCAATAGTGACCCTCTCTCTGAACAACATATCACTGACCACACTCTGGACCGGAACCCGGTGGAGTTTAATCTGAGGGTTTAGTAATGGGATACATCATAAATTCAGATGTGACCCTCAAGGCGACTCCCCAACTCGACGCGTTTGGACGTCTGAGGGTCAGCAATCCCTTTACGCTTTTCGATTCTCAGCAGCGTTTCGGCCTTGACACGTCGTTCCGGTCGAACGTCGCCTCGGGTGGGTCAGTGACCTTCATACCGACCCAGAGTTCTGCAAATCTCACGGTGACCAACACAGTGGGATCGTTTGCCGCGCGCGAGTCGGCTTATACATTCAGATATCAGCCCGGCAAGTCTCTTTTGGCGATGATGACGTTCACGATGGCGCCAGCCTCTCCGGGTAATACTCGACAGCGGGTGGGGTATTTTGGAACAGACAACGGTTTTTACGTCGAGTTGGCGAACGGACTCGAGCTCGTCCAGCGCTCGAACGTCAC